ACACATACACACCCGAGTACGGCACTCGCAAAGCTAAGAAAGCCGACTATGACTTGGTGGACGTTATCCCCGTGTCAGACCCCAACGCTGCGACCATGTCTCAGCGAGTTATCCAGTACCAAGCGGTTATTCAGATGGCGCAGATGGCTCCGGACATCTATAACTTGCCAGAACTTCATCGCGGTATGTTGGGCGTCTTGGGTATCAAGAACGCTGAGAAGCTTGTGCCAATTGAGGACGATCAGAAACCAATTGACCCAGTGCAGGAGAACCAGAATGCGCTTAAGGGTAAACCGCTTAAGGCGTTCTTACATCAAGATCACGCTTCGCATATTCAAGTGCACATGATGTTGATGCAAGACCCGATGATGCAGCAGTTCATTGGTCAGAACCCACAGGCTCCCAAAATCATGGGTGCAATCACGGCCCACATTGCAGAGCACGTTGGTTACCAGATGCGCCAGCAGATCGAGCAACAGTTGGGTATGCCTCTGCCACCCGAAGACGAGAAGTTGCCACCACAGATTGAGATTGCTTTGTCCGGCATGATGGCTCAAGCGGCTCAGCAAGTGTTGATGCAGAACCAAGCCAAGGCTGCACAAGCGCAGGCCCAGCAACAGATGAAAGACCCAGTCTTGCAGTTGCAGATGCAGGAACTTCAACTCAAAGGCCAAGAGCTAGAGTTGAAGAAACAAAAGATCATGATGGACGCTGCTGCCAAGGCCGACTCACAGGCATTGAAAGAGCAAGAAGTCAGCGGCAAACTGGAGTTGGAAGCTCTTCGCACAGGTGCGCAAATCAAAGAGAACGAATTCAAGCAACAGTTTGAACAAGAACGTGCCGGTCTCCAAATGGGTGCCGACATTGCAAAAAATAAGGCTGATATGGCTTTACAAGCGCGTACTGCTGCGCTCTCAAACAGCAGCAAACAACGTGAGCCTAAATCATGATCCAAGACTTCGTACGCGTATTACGTGAAAAAATACGCACTGACATGAACAACTATGCCGATGACTTGGCTGGCGGTTCGTGCCGTACTTTTGAAGAGTACCAAAAACTCTGCGGGATTATTCAGGGTCTAGCCCTCGCAGAGCGTTATCTACTTGACCTTGCACAGAAAGTTGAAGAATCCAATGAGTGATCTTGATCTCTCCCCCGGTGCTTTTGCACTGCCTGAACCCATCCAGCCTCTGGATGCACCTGAAGCCGAAGCTAACGATGAAATGAAGGCCACGCAACTTCCCCTGCCCACAGGCTGGAAGATTCTTTGCGCGGTACCCGACATCTCTGAACGAGTGGATGGCACAAGTCTGGACTTAGTCCGGCCTATTGAGAGCATGCGCCAAGAAGAAACAGCAACCACTGTGTTGTTTGTTTTAAAAGTTGGCCCAGATGCGTACAACGACACCGCCAAGTTTCCCAACGGAGCATGGTGTAAAGAGGGCGACTTTGTGTTAGTACGTACTTACTCCGGCACAAGATTCAAGATCTTTGGCAAGGAGTTCCGTCTCATCAACGACGACCAAGTTGATGCTGTTGTGCAAGACCCTCGCGGCCTGACCCGCGCTTGAAAGGAAGAATATGGCTGACCCGTACAAGTTTCCCGACGAAGTTGAAGACAAGAAGACCAATGAGGTTGAGTTTGAGATTGAAGGGGTGGATGACGTAGAGATTGAAATTGAAGACGACACGCCCGAGCGCGACAGAGGCCGCAAGCCTCTAGACCGTGAAGTAGCTGATCCAACCGATGAAGAAATCGAGTCCTATTCTGACAAAGTCAAGGGACGCATTAAAGAGTTGACCCACGCCCGTCATGACGAGCGCCGTGTCAAAGAAGCAACGATGCGTGAGAAGCAAGAGCTTGAGCGTCTTGCACAGCAGTTGATTGAGGAGAACAAACGCCTCAAACAAAACGTCTACACAGGACAAGAAGCCATCATTGAAGGCGCTAAGTCAAAAGCCGATTCTGAGTTGGCTATGGCGAGGCGTAAACTCAAGGAAGCCCAAGAGTCCTATGACACGGATGCCATCATTGAAGCCCAAGAAGCTGTGATGGACGCAAAGATTCGTGCAGAACAAGTAAAAAATTATCGCCCTACCCCTTTACAGGAAGATAATTTTGAGGTACAAACGCAACAAGCCCAACCTTCAAGGGCTGAACCGGACGAAAAAACTCTGCGCTGGCAGGCAAAAAACCAGTGGTTCGGACAGCAAGGGTTTGAAGAATACACCAGCTACGCACTAGGGCTGCATCAGAAGCTAGTCACAAACGGAGTGGATCCCCGCTCTGCTGAATATTTCGACCAAATTGATGGTCGCATGAAGTCAACGTTTCCTGATCTGTTTGGTCAGAGCGAAGACAAGCCAAGGTCTGGTGAGGCTCAAAAGCGACCTACGACAGTGGTTGCCTCTGTATCTCGTTCTACGAGTGCAGGAAAAATTAAGCTAACTCAAACGCAAGTAGCGTTAGCGAAAAAATTTGGTTTAACCCCGCAGCAATATGCTGCACAAGTAGCGAAACTGGAGAACTGAAATGGCTGAAACAATTGACCGCTCAAATCGTGATACTAAGTCACGCGATAAATCTGTTCGTGCAGTATACGTACCGCCGAGCAACCTGCCCGATCCGACACCTGATCCAGATTACACGTTTCGCTGGGTAGCGACTCATGTGCTAGGTCAGCCATTAGCCAACAACGTGTCCTTACAGATGCGCGATGGTTATGAGCCGGTGAAAGCAGTGGATCATCCGGAATTGGCTTTGTTTGGTAACAATGCAAACGGCAATGTGGAAATTGGTGGGCTGATGCTTTGCAAGGCTCCCAAGGAACGCATCCAAGCCCGCGCTGAGTACTATGCCAACCAATCTCAAAACCAGATGGATTCAGTTGACAATCATTTCATGCGAAATAATGACCCTCGGATGCCCTTGTTTGCTGACCGCAAGTCATCATCAAGTCGCGGACAAGGATTTGGTTCTGGTTCTAAATAATTTTTAGGAGTCCTTTATGGCTTATCCCATCATCGACGCCCCCTACGGCGTCAAGCCGGTCAATCTGATCGGTGGTCAGGTATTTGCTGGTTCTACCCGCAATCTACCTATTGCGTATAACTACGGCACTGCAATTTATTACGGTGACTTAGTTACATTGGGTACTACTGGCTCTACAGCCGGTTTTATCATCCCTTCTTCAACAAGCACTAGCTTGGTGAGCAAGGGCACAGTTGGTGTTTTCTTGGGCTGTTACTACACAAACCCAACCACCAAGAACCGTCAGTTTGCTCAGTATTATCCCGGTAACATTACTGCTGGTGACATTACTGCGATCGTTGCTGATGATCCTGACCAAGTGTTCAAAATGGCTGCGGTGACTGCTGCTTCCACTGCCACAATCTCTTCATTCCCATCAGCAATGGTTGGTTTGAATGCAGTGTTGAACACGCCTGTTGGTAGCACTGTTTCTGGCAACTCTGGTGCCGGTTTGGTTGCTGCAAATACAACAACTGCTGTTGGCTCTGGCGGTGCGTTCCGTATCTTGAACTTGGTTCCTGATACACAGATCAGCACTTCTGCGGTTTTCGTAAGCACTTCTACGACATCGTTCGTTGTGTCCGGTCTTACAGTTGGTCAAGTCATTCCTGTTGGAACTGACATTTTCCAATTGGTTGGCGGTCAACTTCAGCAATTGGGCGTTGGCGCAAACGTGGCTACTGCCGCGACTGTGACCACAACTGGTAACACTACACTGACAATCAGTGCAGCCGTGACCACCACACCCACTGCTGGTGCAACGATTGCTTTGGTTCAATCTCCAGAAGTTCTGGTTAAGTTGAACTTTGGCGTTCACAACTACTACGCTGCTTAAGGAGTAACTTACCATGGCAATTTCACGCGCACAACTACTTAAAGAACTGCTCCCGGGCCTCAACGCCTTGTTTGGTTTGCAGTACGCCACCTATGGCGAAGAGCACAAAGAAATCTACGAAACAGAGAAATCTGAACGTAGCTTTGAAGAAGAGACCAAACTGTCTGGTTTCTCTGCTGCTCCAGTCAAGAACGAGGGTTCAGCCATTGCTTATGACAATGCGCAAGAAGCGTTCACGGCTCGCTATAACCACGAAACCATCGCCTTGGGTTTCTCAATCACTGAAGAAGCGGTTGAAGATAACTTGTACGACAGCTTGTCTGCTCGTTACACCAAGGGTCTGGCTCGTGCTATGGCTTACACCAAGCAGGTTAAAGCTGCATCCGTTTTGAACAACGGTTTCAGCGCAGCCTACCCCGGTGGTGATGGTGTTGCTCTGTTCTCTACAGCGCACCCATTGGTGTCTGGTGGCACTAACAGCAATCGTCCTTCAACCAATGCTGACTTGAACGAAACATCGTTGGAAAACGCTGTTATTCAGATCGCTGCTTGGACTGATGAGCGTGGTCTGTTGATCGCTGCTAAGCCTAAGAAATTGATCGTGCCCCCAGCACTTCAGTTCGTTGCTACTCGTTTGCTCGAAACCAGCCTCCGCGTTGGTACAACAGACAACGACATCAACGCGTTGAAGAACAATGGCTCGATTCCTGACGGCTACACAATCAACCACTACCTGACCGACACAACCGGCTGGTTCTTGACAACTGACGTTCCTAACGGCTTGAAGCACTTCGAGCGTATGGCGTTGTCCACATCTATGGATGGTGACTTCGACACAGGTAACGTTCGTTACAAGGCCCGTGAGCGTTATAGCTTCGGCTGGTCTGATCCATTGGGCGTCTTTGGCTCCCCCGGTTCAGCCTAATATTTCTTTGGAAATATTTAAAAGGGGCCTTGTGCCCCTTTTTCTTTTGGTGTATATTGCTTTCAATCCGGGCTTATCCGGTGCATTAGACAGTCCCGGCTGACGACATACAGACTGATGCACTTAACTTGTATGTAAGGAAATATCATGGGATTCGCAACACACCTTGGCCCTTGGCTGCTCGGCACTGTTAAAAACACTACTGGCACCACTGCTGGCACGATCCGCAACATGGGCGCAACTGTTGTTACGCAGACTGGCCTGACTACTGTTAGCGACACCACTGCTACTACAGCATTTGTCTTGCCTGCTGGCGCACAAATCATAGAATTTTTCGTAGACATTACCACTGCTTACGCTGGTACTACAGGTAATACCATCACGATCCAAACTGCCGCTGGTAACTCTTTGGCTACTGTTGGTGGTGCTACCACTACACCTTTGGCCGTGGGCCGCGCAACTACAACTGTTACAGGCGCACAGATCGGCACATACCTGAACGTTGGTACGTCTGACTTAGTCATCCAAGCAATCTACGCTTGCGCTGGTACAGCCAGCGGCGGCGCTGCTACGATTACATGCGTGTACGTCGTCAAAGGCTCTGATGGCGCTGCTAACCCCAGCCAAGTCTAATTAGTCTAGGGGGCTTCGGCCCCCATTTACAAGGAGATTAATTATGATGCAAACAGACGTACTGCTAACGCAACCGCTTGGCAGTTCAAACACGTTTAAAACGCAGTCTGGTGCTGTGCTTGGCCCATGTCGTATTAAAGCTATTTACGGAACTTCTGCTTTAGCCGCTGGCACATTAGTTTTGTACGATGGTACTAGCGATGCGGGTAAGCCAATTGGCACGATCAGTACCCCCACTGCGGCAAACCAAGGTACGTATTACATTTTGATGCCCGGTGAGGGTGTTAGGGTTAATACAGGTATTTACGCCGTTATTACTAACGTTGATTCGGCGATGATTATTTATGGCTAAGAGCCCAGCATGGACTCGCAAAGAGGGCAAATCCGAGAAGGGCGGCTTGAACGCCAAGGGACGGGCCTCGTACAACGCGGCCAACCCCGGGAAACCCGGATTGAAGCGTCCTCAACCCGAGGGCGGCTCACGGCGCGACTCTTTCTGCGCCCGCATGAAGGGTATGAAAGCAAAGCTGACCAGCGCAAAGACAGCCAACGACCCGGATTCACGGATCAATAAGTCTTTGAGAGCGTGGAACTGTAAGGATGGCGGCTATGTAACTGCCGCTGATGGTTGCGCTATAAAAGGCAAGACAAAGGGGCGGTATATATGACTGAAGATGCCATCCAAACCGCCCGTGAGTTAGCTACGCATGCGTCTGACATCCGGCACTTGCAAGACGACATGGACAAGATGCTAGAAAACATGAAGGCTATGCAGGCAACACTAACGGCGATTGACAAAACTTTGTCTGAAGCTCGTGGCGGTTGGAAGATTTTAATGCTTGTTGGTGGGGCTAGTAGCGTTGTGGGAGCAGGCTTAGTTCAGCTTGTTAACTGGTACGCAGGGGGCAAATAATGCCGTCGACGAGTAAGAAGCAACACAATTTCATGGCTGCGGTGGCCAACAACCCATCGTTTGCTAAGAAAGTAGGAGTCCCGCAGTCTGTGGGCAAAGATTTTACAACTGCGGACAAAGACCGCAAATTTTCTAAAGGTGGTGATACTATGGCTTCCAAAATGAATGCTGGCTTCATGGCAATGATGGCTAAGAAAAAAGGCGCTCCTGCTAAGAAAATGGCTGGCGGCGGTATGGCAATGGGCAAAGTTAAAACAGCCGCCCCTAGCAAAGACGGTATTGCTGAAAAAGGCAAAACCAAAGGCAAGATGGTCAAGATGAACATGGGCGGCAAAGCCTGCTAAGGAGTTTGTCATGAAACGTAGCGTTAACGAATACGATGAAAATCGTGGCGGTGGTGTTGGAACAAGTTTGCTTAAAGAGGCAGCAGGGGCAACAGGCATTGCTGCGGGCTTGTACGGAGTCGGTAAAGCAGATCGTGAAATGACCAAACGTGGTGATGAGCGCCGTGAAAAAGAGCAGCGGGAAGCTGCTGCTGAAATGAAGCGGGAGTCTCGCGGCGTTAAGAAGCCTGCTAATTTTGATGCACTTGAAGAATCCAAACAAGACGCTAAAGATGCTGCTGCTCGTAAAAAAATCAGCGACATGGGTTACGCCAAAGGCGGTATGACTGCTTCTAAACGCGCCGATGGTTGCTGCATCAAAGGTAAGACACGCGGAAAGATGGTGTAATCATGATGGCCAGCCGTGGTATGGGGGACATCTCCCCCTCTAAAATGCCCAAGGGCGTCAAGAAAGCCCGGCGGGACGACACTGACTTTACCCAGTATAAAGAGGGTGGGAAGGTGAATGCGGCTGGCAATTACACAAAACCAAGTCTTCGCAAGAGGATCGTGTCTCAAGTAAAAGCCGCAGCAACGCAGGGTACTGGTGCTGGAAAATGGAGCGCGAGAAAAGCACAGCTTGTTGCCAAGAAGTACAAGGCGGCTGGGGGTTCTTACCGTGATTAAAAAACCGCAACAGTCCCTCAAAGACTGGGGCGACCAGAAATGGAGAACCAAAAGTGGTAAAAAATCTTCTGACACGGGTGAGCGATACCTTCCTAGTGCTGCGATTAAAAGCCTCAGCCCTGCTGAGTACGCTGCGACAACGCGTGCGAAACGTGCTGGCAAAAAAGCCGGAAAACAATTCGTAGCACAACCTAAAACGATTGCAAAGAAAACGGCAGGATTTAGATGACTACTTCAGGAACCGCAGCGTTTAACCTTGACCTTAATGAATTGGTCGAGGAAGCGTTTGAGCGCGCCGGTTCGGAGTTGCGCACGGGCTACGATTTACGTACAGCCCGTCGTTCATTGAATTTGATGTTTGCTGATTGGGCAAACCGTGGTGTCAACATGTGGACGTTTGAGCAGGGGACAATCAACCTGACTCCGGGTCTGAACAACTACGCACTACCCGTAGATACAGTGGATCTACTTGAACATGTAATTCGCACGGGCGCGGGTAACGTGTCTACGCAAGCTGACCTGACCATTACACGTATTAGTGTTTCTACCTATGCCACGATCCCCAACAAATTGCAACAAGCCCGTCCTATTCAGGTGTGGTATCAGCGTTTGGATGGCCAGACTTCTTCAATTGGCACCACGCTTAACGGCGGTATCACGGCCACGGCCACCACAATTACGCTGACTTCCACTGCTGGACTTCCAGCTACAGGATTCTTGTTGATTGAAAACGAGACTATTCAGTACGGCTACATCTCTGGCAACGTGCTTAACAACTGCTTCCGTGGGCAGAACGGCACAACTGCCGCAGCACACTCAACTGGCGTGTCTGTGTACACGCAGAATCTGCCCTCTATAACCGTTTGGCCAACCCCAGACAACAGCACAACGTATCAGTTTGTTTACTGGCGCATGCGCCGTATTGATGATGCTGGCGGTGGTGTACGCACGATGGATGTGCCTTTCCGCTTCCTGCCCTGTATGGTGGCGGGTCTTGCCTATTACTTGGCGCTTAAGATTGAAGGTGGCGCTGAACGCCTGCCTGTCTTGAAACAGCAGTACGATGAGGCTTGGCAGTTGGCCGCTGATGAAGATCGTGAAAAGGCTTCGGTTCGCTTTGTTCCGAGGCAAATGTTTATTGGTAGCGGCACGTAAATGGGCAATCGGTTTGCTTCTGGTAAGAACAGTATCGCCATGTGCGATAGGTGTGGCCAACAGTTCAAATTGACGGCGCTTCGTAAAGAGATACAGAAGACAAAGATTTATAATCTGCTTGTGTGTGGTGCGTGTTGGGATCCCGATCAACCGCAGTTGTTGTTGGGTATGTACCCAGTGGATGATCCGCAGGCTGTGCGTAATCCGCGCAAGGACACAACTTACGTCACGGCAGGTGTAAACGCTACTGGCAGTCTGACTGGCGGTTCGCGGGATCTTCAGTGGGGGTGGAACCCTGTTGGTGGGTCGAGTAATTTTGATGTTGCACTCACGCCAAACTACTTGGTGGCAACGACATTTGTTGGTACAGTTACAGTAACCGTTACATAGGAGTCTAATATGGACAAGAAAGATTTAGCCCAAGACAAGAAGATGATTAAGTCTGCTGTCGGCAAGCACGAGAAAAACATGCACCCCGGCAAAAAGCCTACAAAGCTCAAGGCTGGCGGCCCCACAACCGATGATCGTATGCGCTTGGGACGTAACTTGTCTCGCGCCGCAAATCAAGGGAAATAACATGGCCAAGATTAACAATCTACCCGCTTCTGCATACGCCAAGCCCCACACCATGAGTGGTAAGCCTGTAGGCATATCCGAGAATCCCGGCACTCCCCCAAACCGCAGCAAGCTTGACAACTTTGATGTAAGTGTTGGCAACATCAGCAAATCTGCTGGTAACGAGCCTACTAAAACATCTGGTATCAGGATGCGCGGCGCTGGATGCGCTACCAAAGGTGTTATGAGCAGAGGCCCAATGGCATGAATTACGCCGCACTCAGTTCCGCTATTCAAGCGTACACGGAAAACACGGAAGCAGATTTCGTGGCTAATATCCCTGTGTTCGTTCAGCAAGCTGAGCAGCGTATTTATAACTCGGTTCAGTTTCCGTCTATTCGTAAGAACGTGACGGGTGTGGTGTCTACAACAACACCATACTTAAGTGCGCCTGATGACTATCTGGCTTCGTATTCGTTGGCGGTCATTGATGCTAATGGCGACTATGAATACTTGCTGAACAAAGACGTTAACTTTATTCGTCAAGCTTACCCCAGCGCCAGTGATGTGGGATTACCGAGGTATTACGCCTTGTTTGGCCCAACAGTCAGTGGTAGCACAATTACAACCGAGTTGACGTTTATCGTAGGCCCTAAGCCAGATGCCAACTACACAGTTGAGTTGCATTACTACTATTACCCTCAGTCGATTGTCACGGCTTCAACTACATGGCTTGGTGACAACTTTGACTCAGTGCTTTTGTATGGTTCATTGGTTGAGGCTTACACCTACATGAAGGGTGAGCAAGACATGATGCAGCTTTACAACACCAAGTTCATGGAAGCTCTTGCACTGGCTAAACGTCTGGGTGATGGTATGGAGCGTCAAGACGCTTACCGTTCTGGTCAGTTCCGTCAGAAGGTGACTTGATATGTCGATTATCCAGACCCAGACCACCAGCTTTAAAGCGCAGTTGTACCAAGGTATTCATGACCTGACGACTGACGTTATCAAGATTGCCCTGTACACAGCCAGCGCGGATTTGAACGAAGACACAACTGTTTACAGTACGACCAACGAAATAGCTAATACAGGCACTTACGTTGCTGGCGGAGCGCAGTTAACACCCATCACGGTGTCGTCTTCAGGATACACAGCCTACGTGGGCTTTCCAAATATCTCTTGGACAGGCGCAATCACCGCAAGATGTGCGTTGATCTACAACGTCACACAGGGTAACAAGTCTGTAGCGGTATTGGATTTTGGTTCAGACAAAACTTCTACAACCACTTTCACCATCACAATGCCGACTAACGGCCCAACCACTTCATTAATTAGGAGTTCAAATTGATTGTTAACACAACCAAAGGCGAAATGGACGATTCATTGCTTGAAAAGCGTGAAGGTAACGTCGATAATGACAATGAATACACCACTTGGGTGGAGTATTGGTTGGACGGGGAACTTGTGCACAGATCCGCGCACGTTCAATTAAAAACATCCGTGGTTCTTTCAGGTTCCACAGCTTCTTTCGAGTAAAGGGAAAATCATGGCAAATACACAAGCAATGTGCTCATCGTTCTTAGGTGAATTGATGACGGCAACGCATAACTTTACTACAGGTACAGGCAACACTTTTAAAGCTGCACTGTTCTTCTCTTCTGCTACGCTTAATGCGTCAACAACTGCGTACTCTACCACTGGTGAAGTAACAGGTACTAACTATACTGCCGGTGGTGTTACGGTGACTAACGGTACATCTCCGTTGTCCTCAAATACATCGACTACTGCAGGTGTTGGTTACTGGACACCCAGCGCTAGTTTGACGTACACCAACGTGACAATCAACTCTGCCGCTTTTAACTGCGTGTTGATTTATAACTCATCGGCTTCTGACAAGGCTGTTAGCGTGCACACCTTTGGCGATCAGACTGTGACTGCCGGTACGTTTACTTTGACAATGCCTTCAAACACCACATCTACTGCGTTGCTGCGTTTAGCTACAACCTGATCCTCCTAAACAGGAGGGCAGGACATGACAACCGCATGGGGCGCAGGGGCGTGGGGCGACAATAGTTGGGGAGGTCAGCAATCTGAGCTCTCTGGCGTTGCCGCGTCTGGCGCTGTTGGCACTGCGGGTGTTAGTGTTACTGTAGCTTTATCTGGTGTTAGCGCATCTGGTGCTGTCGGTACAGTTGGCGTTGAGTTTGCTTACGAAGTGCCTATTACGGGTGTGGGGGCGACAGGTTCAGTTGGATCTGTTACTGTTGCTGAGAGACAGCTTGCGCTTACTGGGGTATCGGCCACAGGGTTGCCCGGAGAACTTGCTATCCCCGGAGTTGAATCTGGACTTTCAGGGGTTGGGGCAACGGGCGCTGTTGGAACCGTGGCGGTTAACTCAGCAGACGACGAAGATGGTGTTATAGCTATAGGTTCAGTTGGTACTGTAGGAATAGATAGGACTGTAGCGCTGTCAGGTGTATCCGCTAGTGGCGCAGTAGCGAGCGTAGAATTTTCGTACTTTGATAATTTATCGGGTGTTGAGGCTACAGGCTCTGTTGGTAGTGTTTCGATGGGGGAGCGCACCGTTGCGCTTACAGGAGTTACCGCTTCTGGCGCAGTTGGTACGGCGGTGTTTAATTTTGAAGCTGGTAGTGTTGAAGCTATTGGTTCTGTTGGTAACGTCTCGGTCGGAAATAGGTCAATTGCACTGACAGGTGTCAGCGCTTCGGGGCTTATTGGAGACGAAGTTCCCGTTAAGGCATTAGCCCTCACAGGCGTGTCTGCGGCAGGTGCTGTTGGCACAATGTCAATTGGCGCAAGGTTGGTTGCTATTACAGGCAGTCAGGCAATGGGTAATGTTGGCAGTTTTGGTAAGTTTTACTGGAGCTTAATTGACAACAGTGAGAACGCAGACTGGCAAATAATCAATACAATGTAGCCGAGTGCTACGTACAGACAGGGGTTTTAAATGACTACAGGCGCAACGGGACAATTAGGTTTAGCTTTACCAGTACAAGGTGAGCTTTCCGGCACATGGGGTGATACCGTCAACAACGGTATTACGCAGTACACCAACATCGCTATTGCAGCCACACTGACGCTGACAAACGATGGCGCAGTAACTCTGGCCAATACAACTGGCGATGCAACAGCTTCCAACATCACATCTAGTCTGACAGGCGCGGGTACGGTTACAGCCCAGTTTGCCATCGTGCGGGTTACGGGTACACTGACCACAGCCAAGGTAGTAACGGCTCCAAGCTACAGTAAGACATACACAGTGGTCAATGCGGCCACTGGCGGTATCGTGACGTTTAAAGCATCCGGCCAGACCGGTGTGTCCATTGCTGTGGGTGAGTCAGCGTTTGTTTATTACAACGGCACGGATTATGTGAAACTGGCGGGTACAGTTGATACGGGCGTTACTTCCTTCCAAACGTCACTGAGTGGCTTAACCCCAAGCACAGCCACAACAGGCGCAGTCACATTGGCTGGCACATTAGCAACAACCAACGGTGGCACAGGCTTAACATCATTCACATCAGGCGGTGTGGTTTACGCATCTAGTTCTAGTGCATTGGCTACTGGAAGTGCGCTTCAGTTTGATGGAACTAATTTGGGTGTGGGAGTTACTCCGAGTGCTTGGAATAGCGCATTTAGAGCCTTGGAGATAAAAAATACCGCAGGGTTTTTATGTGATGGTGATACAGCGTTTGTTACAAACAATGCTTATTTCAATACAAGCAGTTCTTGGATATACAAGACAACAGATTTTGCCTCACGCTATCAACAGCAATTTGGCAAACATACTTGGTTCAACGCCCCATCAGGCACAGCAGGAAACGCTATCACCTTTACTCAGGCGATGACTCTGGATTCAAGTGGTCAGTTGCTTCTTGGCACT